TAAACGCATCCCGGAATAAGCTGGCCTGACCAGTCGATATCCTTGTTACGGACTCTGCATTTCAAAACGTTTGTTGGTTGCTCGAAGCGTTGAAAACGCACCTTCATCTTTGGATAGAAGTCTTCAGTCGGACACTTCACTGGAATCTTGTTCTTGCGTGCCCATTTGTTATAGATAGGAAAATGCTCTAGCTTTGTAGGAAGGTCTTCCTCAGGGTTATATGTTGACTCGACTAACGCCATAGTCGCTTCATAAACACTAGGGTCTTCTTTTTTTGATTCTTTCTTCATTATGTCTCCATGACATTCAAATTCTGGGTGAATAGATCCGGCCCAGTTAGGTTAAATTGGCCTAGTCCGTTAGCGACGTAGGCGGTATAATTAGTTCCGTCAATCGGTGCTCCGTATTGATCGAAGAGTTCAAATGTATTCTCAGTAGTGTTCTCGACGACGAATGCTCGATTGTTGAGTTGTTCCATGCCCGTCGCATCAGCAAGCGGCAACGCATAGAAACGCGTTGCACGCAAAACTTGTCCGGGCTGGAGACCGTGATCATCAATAGTCACTACTACCGGCACTGTCTGTGTAATGTCGGAAGGTGAGGCTAATTGCGTAATCGCGAATCCCAGCTCGGTGTTAGTCATTAACCTACATCTCCAAGGTTAGTGACTTGGTTTGCCTTCATAGCGCGGATGTAAATCACGTCGCCATCAGCACCCATAACAGCTGTACCCAATGTGTATTGGTAAACAGGCGCAGGGTTGACTGTGCCTAGAGACTGACCAATTAAGTTGAACTGAGCTACCCCGTTATTCACGAATGCAGTCTCGCCACTTAAATCTGGGCTAATGCCGAGGTTGGTGTAAGGCAGGAACAGAGTGAACGCGCTTCCGCTTACGTTACCCACTTGGAATACTTGATCGTTCAGACCGTACATACCTGTCGCATCCGCAGGCGGGTTGGCTCTGAAGTTTGTACCTCGAACGAATTGACCATTCTGAAGTGTATTCGTTGCAGTAACGACGGCTGTTGAAGCGTTGATAGCTGTCGGGTGAATCTGCGTAGCAGCGAACCCTGAGCCATCTGGAAGCTCTGTAACACCGTTTGTGGTCTCTAGTGTAGACGTAAGAGTAGTAGTACCCCTCGCTATGATTAATGCATCACCAGCCGGGAAGCCTGCGAACCAAATACCCTGTAGGTTATTAGAGTTCGTAGCGTACTTCGTGTAGTTGAACCACTCGATAGTATCCGCTTCAAAAGGCACTGTGATGTTGTATGCAGCTCCACCTGATGTCAGTTTGAAGGTTGCAATGTTAGCTACTGAAAAATCGGTTACGGCCATAATAATCTCCTCCTTATGGTCTTGTTGAAAGTAGGTTAATTACCCAGCTATCATCGAGGATTGTACATCCAAGACGGCCCTTCCAACCCATAGTGGATCTCTGGTTAAGTGGGTCTTGACCAGCTCCAAGAGGCTTAATGATCATCTCCATAGACTGATCGTCGATAGCGATGGTTCCATAGCCGTTAGCAGCAAATACGAGGTTAGAGTACACTGCTGGGTTAGCTGTGGACTTATATGCCTCTGTAGTCATAACGACGCGAATTTCGTCACATGCACCCAGTTCCGCTTCAAGAACAGATTGCTGTCTTGGGTATGCAGCTGTTGGGACGAATGTGCTTAATTGCTTAATGTTGGTACGAAGGTCTGTTGATACGACCATCCAGAAGGCCTGCCAAACTGGGGCTGTACCCTCCATGTTGCGTCCTTCGATGTTCGGAGCCATTCTACGTCCGTTGTTACCCAACAGGTAGTCTGTAGCCAATTCCATATCTGGAACTGTTATCTCCGTTATCGCATTCCCGTTCTGGCCGTTTAGGCAAGAAATCTGGCTTGCGGTCGCGACAAGCATATTACGAATTATTTTATCGTAACTGGACGCTTGGTTCTGTGCTAACATGTCAGCGACTTCATTAGCGGTTTCGTCCTGTACGGTGATGATGACATCGTCCGTAAGTTCCACAACCTTACCGTATTGCGATACGACTGCGGTGACGTCGAACTTGTTAACCTGTTCAGGGTTCGGAGTAACGCCTTCTGAAAGCGGTGTGAGCGCGTCAGCTAGGTTCTCAAAGCGTCTAAAGATCGCTTGTTTGGAGTTCTTTTGAGGAATACGTCTTTGTTGGGAGAAATAGCCATACACAAAGTAAGGCTGATGTCTATCTAGCAAAACGTTATCAAAATAAATTTGAACTTCCGGGTCCACTTGCGTGGTTGTGGTCATTCCATTTGCCATTTAGGGCTTCCTTTTGTTAGCCCCCAGCTAGCATTTTCCTCCGATACTCTCTGAACTCCGGTTTCCCCTGTATTGACTTTAGGTAGTCCATATTGCTACCATTGGCTGCCTTAGCGATCGTGGCTGGATTGCCCGGTTTTTGGGCGTTCTCTACGATCTTCTTCGCCTCTGCTTGTGGTCGACTAAACTTACTAGCAGGGGCGGACTTTTCGTCTCTTGGCATATAATCCTGTACAATCTCGTATGCTCTAGCATACCGGTTAGGAGCAGATTCTATCGTTTGTGCTAACCAAGGTTTTCGTTTAATAATTCCTTCGAGATGTTGATTAATAAGTTCTACAGCCTCAGGCTTCGAATCGCAGTACGCTTCCTCTAACATTTCACGCTTCTGAGTGAAGGTGATCTTGTTAAGGCGTTGCTTCATCTCTGCCTTCGTGATGAACTCCTCATCATCATCGTCTTGTTCTTCTTCCTTCGCAGGGGCTTTAGACTTTGTCATCAGTTCCTGCAAGGCTCTATTCTGAGCTTCTAAATCTTGACGCTTGCGACGTTCAGCCTCTAAGGCTTCCAGAGGAACAGTGCGTTGAGGGTTTGTTCTAGCCTCACCAACTTGTTCTTCGGCGCCGACAACTTCTTGGGCCTCGGAGACAGGCTCTTGTTGTGCGTCTTCTTGTTCTTCATCCATACTTCACCCGTTTGTTCGCCCGTCAGGCGGCGTCCCTCTATCTAGTGGCGACCTAGACTCTTACGCCCTTCGCCCGTTTAGCCGGCGACACTTGGATCGTTTTATTCAACGTAGGAAGTCTCATGCTTCCATCAGGGTGCATCACCCACAGTAGGGTCTTGACACCACGTCGGTTATCGACCTCATATAAAAAGGCATTCTTCACTACTGGCGGCTTCACATCAGAAGCCTGAAGGAAGGTTCTACCTACTTGTCCCCCTAATTCTTCTGGGAACTTAACTTTCCCTAAAATCCAGTAAACGTCCTTAGATGCGTTTGCACTCAAGATCTTCTCCATCTCGGAGTTGTAATGGTTCTCTAAACCCTTACGAGCATCATTGTGCGCTTTTATCTGGTCGTCTTTAGGGAGTATTAGCATCCTGCTTGACCTCGAAGATTCTCATTCATAGCCTGATCTCTCTTAAGGCCCATTACCTTGCCTCGGTCTGAGTTGTACGAGTACCCCATATCGCCATCTAAAGATGATCCTTTACGCGGTACAGACTTAGGGTTCTTGTTGTGCGAATACTCGCCTTTAGCGGCAACGCCAGCAGATCCCTTAGGTGGTACATAACCCATGCTATAGCCGGTCATGTTTGCCATTTTCTGTTTAGCCATTCGGCTTTCCTCCTGTTAATGATTCCCCCAACTTCTTGTCTTGCTGGAGGGTTTCTGTTATTTGATCGTCGTTATGAACTTGGGTCTCATGCGCGAAACGCATAACCTCCAAGAAGTGATTCCGATCAAGATCCTCGATCTCTGCGAAGGTCTTCGCGTTATCGAGTAAGGCTTTAGCCTTATTCTGTTCGCCTTCACTGATACGCTCTCGAGCGAGGCCAATATCAGCGATGACCCTAGCTCTACGCTCTTGCGCCAGAGCCAAGTTGTTGTCGATTTGAGACATCTCCAACTGTGCTTGACGGTTAGCTGTATCCATCTCAATTTGAGCTGCTTGTTCTTGGGCTTGTTGTATTTCAGCCATCTTCTGACGGAGACGGATCTTACCTTGAAGAGGTGCAGCGTCGACGATCTCGTCATCCGGTATTGCGATACCAATTTCCCTAAGCTGCAAGAGTTGGTAGTAGTAAGCAGCTTTCTGGGTCTGAGTTAAGATTGCTTGTTTGATTACTGAGTCATATTGACCGAATTCACCGCTGAAGAATTCTGGCGTAGGATCACGCTTGGTTATACGCCAGACCTTCCCCGGTGTGAAATTGATCTGAATAGCCTTTAAAACAATTTGACCGAGCCATTTAAGGGTTTGTTCCAAGTTGTCATAGAGACCACGATTACCTTTAAGTCCGTTACTAGCACGTACTTCCGCGAGCCTTCCAGAAACTTGACTGTCGCCAGTAGATGATATTCCGAGGAGTTCTTCTGATCCACCCGGGATCTCCATGATGTTCTTGTCGATGATGTCTTGGTACTGGAGGTATCCTGGAGGCACTTGAGGTGCGTTGATTTCTCTAATATCTGCGTTGACGTCGAATCCATCATTAAGTACTACGTTCCTTGATTGGCCTGATTGTAAAAGCATTGTAGGGTCAACTACAGCGCCGTTCTTAGAGATCCAACCAGTATTAATTACCGATTCCATAAGGTCGATGATCTGGCTGTGGCGACGGTTGTACTGACGTTGCGCATCATAGATGGATCTGACTAAGCCCTGTATCTTGAGCTCTATCGTGTCTAGGAGTGGCTCAAAATATGCTATGAGTGCGACAAAAGGAAAAGTGTCAAGGCCGGTAGGGTCAGGACCACTATACAGAAGGCGCCCACCAACGATGATGTTGAGTTCGATAGTTCGCTTGTATGAGTTGATGATTTGGACGTTTTCGTTTTGCGCAATTGCTTCGCGAATCTTTTCTTCTTCTTCCTTCGTGCCATTCCATTCCTGCGTGACGCCTGTATCTAGATCGACTAGATACTTTTGAGGCTTGTTAATCCTTACCCAATGCTGATCATAGGTAAGGAGATTTCTTGCTATGTAAGTTGAATTGTATTGACGATATATGCCAAGATATTGATATTTATTATCACGGATACCTGTAGGGATATTATCTATGATCGAAGGATCGATCCACGGCATCATAGATTTAACTTGTTCTCGGCTTAGTAAGTCCCTAGTGCTTGCTTGATCGCAATCTGATAAGTCTCGCTTAGTAAAATAAGGGTCAAGCATAAGGGCGTTAAAGGGCTTCCAGTAAAACTTGATATCCCCGTTAACCTTGTCTTTGCTGTAGTCAATGTATATTCCGACAATCGACAAACCTGTTTTAAGCGTATGCTCAAAAGCTTCGGAGATGACATGATGTGCATCGCCTTTATCATAGACATACAACATAACGTCAGAGAGGAGATCAGCTGTATCCTCATCAGAATCCTCGACTGGAGCACAGACTGTACTAAGACGGTTTTCACGCTCATACCCGCTATAAAGATTAACTACTCGCCTAACTTTGTTAAGCTGAAGAACCATCCTCTTTTGCTGCTCAAGCGAAGTTTTTTCTACCTGCGTCCATTGATCGCCGGCGTACATTCGCAAGTCGCGATAGGCAGCAGCATAGTACAACCCCCACGTACGATAGGCGTCGTAGAAGAATTGGTTAAACTTGAAAACTTTATCGTTCGACTGGGGAGTATAAGTCATGCATCCACTGGATGAACGTTATAAGAATCAACTGGAATTTCAGTCGAAATCCTGTTAATCCTCTTCTCCCTTATTATCTAAAATTTCAGTTTAAATGTCGAATTCACCACACCACATCGTATCTTCGACTACCGGGAACCCATGCTCTTCTGCCGGAACAAGTTTCGGAGGAAACCTTCGACACTCTCCATAGTCAGACACCATGAGATCACTATCCACATCTTCATCGAATTCATATACGTACGGACAGAAGTGCCTGCAATTCTTGCACGCCCTATCAGGTTTTGAATTAGGTTTAACATCCTCGGGCCACTCCTCTATTGTTGCTCCCATTACACGCTCCTCCTTAGTTGACGCCACTCTTCAGCTGATAAGCCCCTGCCTATCTGCAT